TAAAATTTTTTTATTTTTTTTATATCAATTTAATTATTAATAAAATTTATATTCTAATACTTCAATAATATCACATAATTTATCAATATCATTTAATGGTTTTCCTTTTCCTTTTATTCCAATAAATTTACTATTAAAAAATTTTAATTTTGGTATATTTACTTGTATATATTTTTTTGTTTTTACACCTATAAATAATCTTATATTTTTTTCTTTTTTATTATGAAATAATCTATAAGATGCAATAATTCCATTAAATTCATAAATATCATTATTTATATATAAATAACAATTTGGAAAAAAATTATCATCTATCATATTCCAATAACCATATTTATATAATTGTTCATGTGGACTTAATAATTCTATTTTTTTTCTTCTATTTAATGCATATATTGAAATATCATGGTTTTTTTTTATTTTAGTAATATCCACTCCTGCTATTTTAGCTTCATATAAATGTACCCATTTTCTATAAGAAGATACACAATTATTTAATGTACTTTCCCAAAATTTTTTTGGATTATGTGCTTTCATATAAGCTAATTTATAAATAAGTTGTGCATAAGATAAAGCATGTGATTTACAAAAACCATATCTTGCTAAATTTGAAAATTTTTTCATTATTAATTTTTGTTCTTCTTTAGGCAAATAAGAAACCAAATTTTTAAATTCTTGAATTATTTCTTTTGAACCTTTTGTAAATCCTCTTCTATATTTATCTGCTTCTGCATCATTTAGATTAAATTGTTTAGCTATTAAATCTATTGCATCATCATCAAATATTATATGATTATTTAATTCTCCAAAATCATTTACATTTTTAGCATCTTTTGCAGCAGGACGAATAATTGATAAACATAATGCTATATCATATATATTTTTTGGTTTTATTTTTATAAATGCTTTCCTTATCAATGGTGATTCTCCTAATATAATTCCTATATTATTTCCTTCTTGTATCATTAAAAATGTTTTTTCATCATAATCAAATTCTTCAAAATTTATTAAATTAAAATTATTGATTTCATAACACTGTGATAATGCTCTACTTGATAAAATATCAATTTTAAAATTTTTTTCTTTAGCTATATCTTCTTTATTAAATATAATTTGCTGTAATAAATTTATTTTTTTATCTTTTTTATTATTTTTTAATATTAAATCTTTTGGTATTCCTTCTGGAAAATAAACAATACCTCCACAATGTAAAGAATAACAACGAAAAGTATTTTCTAAATTATTTTTATCTTCTATAATTTTATTTTGAATATCTTGTGATAATAATTTTAATTCTTTATTTATTTCATTTTTACCAATAAATTTTCGAATACCAATATTTCTAAATGCTTGTCTTAATGCTGATTTTTCATGAAAATATACATGATTACTTATTCTTGCCACCTTATTAGGCCATTTTAATTGTATTTTTATAAAAACTTCATCTCTCATATTATGTGGAAAATCAAGATCAATATCTGGTAAACTATTTCTATATTCATTTAAAAATCTTGCAAATTTAATATTGTATTTTATTGGATCTATATGACTTATACCCAATAAATAACAAACTAATGATGAACCACATGAACCTCTCGTTACATGTGGTAAATTTTTTGTTATTTTTAATATATCCATTGTCTGTATTAAATAACATATTAAATTTTTTCTATATAATAATTCTAACTCATCATTTAATCTTTTTATATATATTGTTTCTTTTGGTATATCTCGAATAAACATATTTTTAAGATCATTTATACTATATTTATCATAATCATCACTATCAATTTTTATATTATTTTTTTTTTCACATTTTATCATTTCTAAAGTATTTATTTTTATTAAATCATCCTTTATTCTAATAGTTTCATAATTATAATTCCATGGATAAATATCATCTTTTAATTGTAAATAATTATTTATATTATTACATATATTATAAGAATTTTTTGCACGAACATCAATAATTAAACCAAATTTTTTATTTGGATTATTACGTAATACACGACCAATACATTGAATAAATAATTTTGAACATCTATTTTGAACTTTATCTAAAAATATACAAACATCTAAATTTTTAATATCTGACCCTTCTCGATGTTTATTTGCACAAAATAATATTGACTTTTTTTCAGAATTACAAAAATCATTATAATTATTTTTATCTTTTATATCTAAACTTGTATCAATACATATTAAATAATCTTCAAAATATTTTTTTACTATTTCAGATAATTCCATACATAAACTTATCATACCACACCATATTATTATTTTTTTATAAAAAATATCTTTATCATCTATAATATATTTAATACATTGTATAATATCTTCATATTCTAATATATTATTATAAGTAAGCCATTTTATTTTTGGTTTTACAATTATATTATCAACATAAGCATTATATATTGAATATGATGAAATAATATTATCATATGGTTTTAAACCTAACATAGGAGTTGCACTAAAACCAATACATTTTATTGAATTATTAATATGAATATAATCATAAAATTGTTTTGTAGTATTATTTAATGTATGACATTCATCATGTATAACTAAATGAAACATTAATCTTATTTTTTTATAATTATTTTTTGAAGTAATAAAAGCACGATTAATAATTAATAATACCGGTTTATTCCAATATAATGCACTATTTACACTATCTATCCAATTATTTAATTTATTTTCTGCAAAATTTAAAACATTAAAATTTTTCATCAATTCATCAAAATTTCTTTTTTTAATTATATTTTTATCAAATTGCTCTATCAATATTGATTTTTTTTCACATATCCATAAAACATTATTTTTAGGATATTTTTTATTATATTCTTTTATTATATTCATTGCTATCCATGATTTACCTGTACCAGTAGCATGTGCATGAACACCAGATTGAAAATCATTTTTAATTGATTCTTCTATTGCATTTATTTGATTTAATCTTAACATATTCTAATTAAATCATGTTCACAAATATATAAAAAAATAAAAATCATTTTTTATATTTTATTAATAAAAATGTTGTTATATTATTGATTATTTTTTTTATTACTATGATATTGATAAACTTTTTCTCTTAAATTAATATAATAATTATATTTTTCCTCATCTAGTTCATTTTGATATATTTTACAATTTCCAGTTGATATATTTTCAACATGTTTTTTTTGAACATTTGATTTAGGATTTGTTTGAATGATTGTATTATATATACGAATAGTTTTCCATCCTTCTAATATTTTTTCAAATATAAATATAACTTCTTCAGGAGTTGCATGTCTTCTATCCTTTTTTTTTATTTCTCTTCTTAACTTTTTTTCATTTATATAATTCATATACATTTATATATACAATTATATTTTAATATAAATTTATTCAAATTTATGGTCTCCTAATACTCCGCCACATCCGTCAGATATTATTTCTAAACAACTTTCACAATATAAATTACGAATATATACACTTCTAAAAATATATTCTTCTTCACTATTAGTACCACATCCATAACAATATAATATTTTTTTTTTATAATTTTTTTCACGTTCTTTATATACTTCATCTGGTTCAGAATAAGGATTTCTTTCAGTAAATTCCCATAACCAATTTACTGGTTTATAAATATATAAAAATTTTTTGTACTTTTTTTTAGGATGTTTTTTACTTTGATGAAATAAACCTAACTTATCACATAATTTATGAATCTCTTTTCTTTCTGAACCTTCCAAAGATTTTAAAATTAATGTTGATTCATTTTCTTTTATAATTGTTGTTGTATTTTCTATTATATCATTTTCAATAAATTTTTTAAATAATAATATATAAAAATCATCCTTATTTATATTAAATTTTTCAAACCATCCATTCCATAATATTTGATATTGGATAGATGTTATATCAGTTAAATTGTTTTTATAAATATTCCAATTTTTTCTTATTACTTCTGCTGAGATTTTTTCTAATGTATCCATTTATAAATAATTTTATAATTATATTTTTATATCAATGTATTTTATTAATTAAATATTGTTTTATATTAAATTATTCTACTTTTCTCCAAATATATCCATTATGAATTTCACCAGTCTCAAAACATTCACGTAATTTAGTTGATGACATTTGATATAATTTAATAACATCTCTATTTGAATTATATACTTTCAAGACTTTATTTGTTTTAGGATCAATTTGTTCAACTTTTTTACCAACATTATTTTTAAATCTTTCAGGTAATTTATGATTTTTTAAATATTCTTCTTGCCATTCTTTAGGACAATCTTCAAATAAATTCCAATAATGACCAGATGATACAGATTGTTGTTGTATATCACGAGTAAAAGAATTGCATTTCATATTATTTGCTTCAACTGCATCTTTTTGTGTAGCATAAACTTCTAGAATTTTAGTTCTTTTAATATCAATCATTGCAATATGTTTTATATCAGGTGATTTATAGTTAGATTCGATTGTTTCTGGTATACATGCTGGCGAGTCGTTTGTTCTATTAAGAAATAACCATCTGAATCCTTTGTAAATAGTATTATTTTTAGATGAATTTCGAAGAGGTGCAGGTGAAATATGTAAATGTTATAATTCTTTTGCGCGTTCTAAATATGAAGGACTATCATATTGCTTAATTATTATTTTATTTATAAATATATTTACAAATAGAATTTATCAACTTAAATATATTAAAATCTTTTTCTTCAGGTCTATACCTAATAAAATATATATCTGTAATTTCTGTTTTAATATTATTTTCACGTATAATATCATTATTCTTCATAATTTCTCTATAATGACCCGATTCATCACACTCAATTGCTAATTTATATTTTGGAAAGTATAAATCTATCAAATATTGTTTAACTTTATATTGTTGAATCATTTCTTCTCCATTAAATGCATCTAATATACATTTTAATGTATTTGTTTCAATATACGTATAAATATTATTATTTAAATTTATATTTAATTCTTTCGCTATTTCAATTATATTTGGTTTTCTCGTTTTACAAAATATTTTTAATAAATCATTATAATTAATGAATGTAACATTCTGTTCTCCGCCATTTGTTGATGTTTTAATTAAAACTTTATTTTTATATTTTCTTAAATTATCTTTAATATTTTTAATATTTAATAATTTTCCTATATCAGATGCACAATATAAACATGTATTTTCATCTTCATTTATTATAACTCTACAGTTATATTTTGTTTCTAATATTTTAGCTACTGTAATTTCTTGATTCATAATATTTTTAATAGTAATGTTAAAAATAGTTATATTTATAAATCAATTTTATTTAATTTTATAATAAATTAAATTAGAAAATTTAATCATTTTTAATAAATTTATTTTCCAATAATTTCTAAATACTCATCATAACTTATTTCATTATTATCAGTAAAATTAAATTCATGTAATTTTGTTTTTCCTGACCATGTATTTTTAATAATATCATTTGTCACTTTTTGATTATATTTATTTGATAAATATTCTGATAATTTGGTAGAACTAATTATTTTATCATTTAATTTTTCACCATTTAATTTTTTCTTTTTCCATAAAATAATTTCTATATAAACAATGTTGTCTAATGTTTTTTTAGTATCAGATGTTTTTTGAGCACTTGTTTTATTATTATCATTATCATTATTTTTTAATTTTAATTTACCAAAATTTGGATGATCAGTTGGAACCATTTCTTCATTCCATATTCTACGTATAATTTCACGATTACAATTAAACTTTTCAGCAACATCTTTTTGAAGTTCTTTTCCTTTTAACTGAAATATTTCTTTTAATTTTTCATCTGTGTAATTTTCACCACGTTTTAGTTTAGAATTTGTTATTGAAATTTTAGATTTATGTTCATCAGTAAAATGTTTATTATAAAAATAATGATTTTCACCTTTCATTGATTCAGATTTTGTCTTATAAAATTCATATTGTTTAATTTTCTTTTCATCTTCAATTATTTTATTATTACTTTCAATCTTTAATATTAATCCTTCTTTAGGATTATCATAATCAGATTCATTATATATTTCAATCTGATGCTTTTCACTATTAATAATTTTATAAAGTTGTTCTCTTTGTAAATGAAGTTCATCAGTATATTTTTCAGACTTATTTAATTCAGTATTTAAATATTGTTCAAAAGCACAAATTTGATTATATTTAATAATAAGTCCATCTTTTAAAAGTAATGTTAGTTTTAAACAATCTTCAAATGTATCAACATAATAATTATAATCACTTACTTTTCCAAATCCTATAAAAGTTTGTATTTCAGTAAGAATCAATGGATGATTTTTTTGAGTTATTTTCATATAAACACCTTTTGTAAATCTTGGTTTTCCATTTATAATTTTATATGATACATATATATGTCCTTCTGCATCGAATAAACCCTTAATATATTCAATATTTAATCTTGAAGTATCATATTTTTCATTTAGTTTTACTTTATTTTTATCTTTACATAATTTATATAGTTTATCTTTTTCATCCGTTATAAATGGTTTATTTACATATTGATTAAATTCTTTTAAACAATTTATTTGTTCAATTTTAAGAATAATAAATTCATAAATATCATTTAATAAATAATTATATTCGTTTGAACGAATAATTAATGTATATGAATTTCTTTTATTATTTTTATCATAATATCCAAATTCATTATATTTATCAACTGTATTTATATTAGATTCGTTAGGTTTTATAATAGTTCCACCATAATAATATTTTAAAATTTGAAGAATATTTGTTCGAGATTGAGTTAAAGATATACCTGATTGATAACCATCTTTTATTTTTCTTATAAATATTGTTCCATCACCATCTATTAAACCAGATATATAAGATGGATGAAGAGGTTTATTTTTATATAATTCAATTTTTTGTTTATTGTCTTCAATAATATTCATTTTTAATAAATTTAAATTTATTTATTTTTTTTTGTGTTATTGTTGTTTATTTTTTTTAATAAATCTAAATTAGATTTAGATTATTGTAAAAATAAATTATCAATTTTTATTATTTTTTTAATAAATTTATATATTTTTTAATAAATTATAAAAAATTGATTCATAATAATTAATAGTTTGTGTTTATTTAATATTAAATTATTAGTTAAATTATAAAAATGGATCAAACAGATAAAACAAACAAAGATAAAATAATTAAATATGTTATTAATAAAACAGATTATGATGAATATGAAGTAATTGATAATGATTCATTTATAGAATTAATTAAAAAAGAACATATTATTATAGATGAATTTGATGGTAATTAACTTAGGTAAAAATTCTGGTATTGAAAAAAATAAATATTGGAGTGTATTAAATATTGAAATAAATGAAGAATATTATATAATGAATTGTGAAAATAAATTAGTTAAAATTGATTATGATAGTATTGATAAAATTAAAAATTATAAATATACTTGGTATATTATTCCATGTGGATATTGTGTATCAACATTTAATAAGTCTAAAATTTATATGCATGCTTATTTAATGGATCACTATGGACATGGAAAAGGACAATTATCAGTTGATCATATAAATAAAAATATATATGATAATAGATTATCAAATTTATGTATAACAACAAAATCTATTCAAAATGAAAACAAAAGTTATAAAAAGAAATCTGATAGTAAATATAATACAAATAGACCGGATGGAATAGAGAATATCACTTTACCGCGAAGGATGGAATATAAATTAGAAAATGAAAAATATACTACAAAAGATAATACAATTAAATATAGAATAAAAGAATATTTTAGTTATTCTTATAGAAATCCCATTTCTAAAGAGATTAAAATAATAAAATCATCAAGAAGTACTAAAAAATCTGCATTAGAAAAATATAATGAATTAATGCATTTTTTAAAAGAAAATAATATTCATGTTACTTATGGTTAAATTTATAATAGTGTTTTTACATTACATACTTATTTAATTTATTTATAATTTATTTATTAAATAATTTTTATTTAACAAATATTTTTATTATTTTTATCATTTTTTATTTTATTTTTTTATAATCAATAAAAGCAAATAAGTATTTTGAATAGTAAAACATTTTAAAAATACTTAGTTGCTATAAGCTAATCCACCCCATTGGACATTCTGTACTTTCATACAAAAATTGGACTATACCTTAAGCTCTCATTAGAATTTGCTAGATTCTTCAAGCCCATTTCATTGTAGTCTCTGAACCTTCTCCATATGTTTGCAATATCACACTTAGGAGCTTGGCTGCGGATTATCCAATCCTTTTCGTTATTACTATGCCTTAGGTCATTACCCCAGGTTTTTACTATATTTTCATATAATAAAGTAGTAGAAAAGGCTCTCAGGAAGTCCCCGCAATTTAGAAATGTTGCCTCAATCTGATTATCAAAAGATAGTCAGAAAGAGACTAGCTGGTTATATAATGTATTCCCCATTGGAATACATATTTGCTTTACACTGTTTATCCAATTTAGTGAGCAAATAACTAAATTGGCAGCCAACTGTTCGGCACAGGTGATTTTAGAAAATTTATTTTTTAATAATAAATTCATTGTAAAAATCTTTTTAATGCCTGACATTATACGTAATACATTATAATTGGTTGCATAAACTCTAATCTTTGATCCAAGAGCAGCTTTTGGAGTAAGTTGAAGTTGGAGAGTAGCATTATCAATTCTGGACATGTTACAAGTTCCAGATGGTTGATGATCCTCAGGTTTCAAAGAGAAAGAATATACGTTAATACCAGTTACAGGGATGTTAGTGTGGTGTTGGTATGGTTGGACAAGGTTAAAGTAAGATCCAAGTCTTTCTTGGAATCTATCATGTCCATTCAATTGGAGTTTAGCTCTAACAACTGGGTTTCTTCCAGCATTAATTGGACCAAAACCAGCATGATCAGAGTAATCTCCTGCAGTGGTAATAGCACCAAAATCAGTTGGAGCCAAGTTATTAGCATTAGGTCCAGGACCAGCTGGAAGAGAAACTGGTCTAATTTGAGCATTAGTAGTTCCATTAGAAACACCTGGAGTTCCAACTTGAAGACCAGCTTGTTGGAGATAGCTCAAGTATTCAGCATCAAGAGATTGAGTTCCAACAAATGGGAATACATTGCTAGTATCTTCAACATTAGTAAATACAAGTTGAGATGGATCTGGAAGACCAGAACTATTAACATTGTAATATCCAGAGTCTGCATCAAAATCATCAGTGTAGTTGTTCCATTGGTTGTATCCAAGTTTAACAACATCATCTCTTTGAACAACCCAAATAAGTTCTTTAACAGGATGATTGAGATTAAGTTTAACCTTAACGTTAGTGTTTACAGTACTCTCGTCGCCGGTAAATTGAAGTTGTTCAATCAAATATTCGTGAGAAGTTTGGGCAAATCTTCTTCTTTCATCAGTATCAAGATAGATATAATCAATGAAAAGAGAAGCATATTCAAGAGATGGAACACAGAATGCATCAAGAGTTCCATTAACAGAAACTCCACAAGAATTCAATGAACCAGCAGTGGAAACATAACATTCAGCTTTTGGTCTGAATTCAAGTTCGATTTTGACTTCGTGATATTGAAGAGCAATAAGTGGAAGAGCAAGACCTGGGTTTCTGCAAAACCAAAATTGGAATGGAACATACAAAGTAGTAGCTTCAGTTCTTTGAAGACCAGTTCCAGTAAGTGCAACAGTGTTTCCAACCATATTATCATAACCAGCTTTAAGACCTGGTGGAAGAGAAAGTTCGTTCCAAATAGTAAGCCAGTCTCCGTATTGTTTATCAATTCTTTGACCTCCGATTTGGACTTCAACATTCTTAATAAGGAAGTGTCCAATGTAATTGACCCATCTGAAAAATGCAGATGAAACAGTTGCCTCAACTCTTGGAAGAGTAACTTGAAGATAAATTCTGTGAATTAAATCACCATTTCTTGAAACAGTACAAGTAACTTTTTTACCGAAATCAGCAGTACCATTGAAAGTTTGTTCAATAGCTTCCATAGAAAAGTTAGTATGTCTTCTATAAACAACTTTGAAAAAAGTAATTTGAGGGTTTCCAGTTAAGTATACATCTTGAGCTCCGTAAGCTACTAATTGCATAAGGCCGCCTGTCATTGTTTTTATACTATATAATTAGAAAAAAAATCAATAAACTAACCCGTAATTTAATTAATTTTTAAAAATATAAATTTATATTTTTAAATATTTATATTACCATTATATGGTAATATAAATAATAATTTAATAAATACATATTATTAATATCAATAAATAATTTTAATAATACTTAATTTTTTATACATAATATTTTTTTTATATATAATTTAAAATTAAATAAAAATTAATTTTTATTATAAATTTTATTAGTTCTAAATTTTCTTAGTTCTAAATTTTCTTAGTTTTAAATTTTCTTAGTTCTAAATTTTCTTAGTTTTAAAATTTCTTAGTTTTAAATTTTCTTAGTTCTAAATTTTCTTAGTTTTAAATTTTCTTAGTTTTAAATTTTCTTAGTTCTAAATTTTCTTAGTTCTAAATTTTCTTAGTTCTAAATTTTCTTATAAAAAATATATTTATATTTCATGTATACTATCAAAAAATAAATATTTAAAATCATATAATTTATGAATATCTTCAAAATTTGTATCAATACATTGTTGTATTTCATTTTTTAATATATTTAATCTATTGTTCCATTCATTTTTTTTATTATTATCAATTTGACATATACCTTTTTTATTAATTGTCCAACAAGATGATATAAGTTGATTATTTTCATCAATATAACTATCTGGATTAAAACGAATAAATAATAAAGGGCTATAACCTAGATCTTTATGTATTTCTTCAATTCTTTTCATTTCACATGAACAATCATAATTGATATGTTGATTTTCATCTATTTCTATTATTAATATTAAATAACCAAGATCTAATAACAAATCTGGTCTTCTTCTTGAACATCCATCTTTAATTATTTTATCTGAAATCCATGTTTTGTCATTAAATTGTTCTTTAATATATTCTACTATATGTTTTTCTTTTGTTTTGAAATTTCTTGATATTTCATGTTCAGGAAAAATATTAACATAACAATAAAAACAATAACCATCATATTTATCACATATTCTCGTATAACATAATGGTGTTTTACATAATTTATGAAAAACATCTATCATATAATCAGATTTATGTTTATTACAAAATAATGATTTATATTCTTCTGGATTATTAAATCTTGCTCTTTCATAACAATTTGGATAAATACATGTGTCATGTACTAAATCAATCATTTCATCTAATTTATGCTGTTTACAATATTGTTTTTTATTTAATTCAAAAAATCCAAAATATGCATAATGTAAACATCCATCCATTTCACATAATTTATTGTAACAATTATACATTCCATCTTTTTTATGTTCATGACAAAATAATGCTTTTTTATCATCTAAAAATTTGTAATAAGCATTCATATTACAATTTATTTCTTCACATAATTGATATGAAATATTAATCATATTCTTTTTTTTATGTAAATGACAAAATATTTTAGTGTCATGACCTTCATAATTAAAAGAAGGTCTTTTGTTACAATTTTCAAATTCACATTTTTTATTTATCACATTTTCCATTCCTTCTTCAGAATGTTCTTTACAATATTTTTTTGTTAATCCATAATAATTAAAACTTGCTATTGTTTTACATCCATCTTTTTCACAATATTTAGAACAATAATTTATCATTGTTGATGTTTTATGTATATAACAATATTCAGGTTTATTTTTTTCAACATCATTATAGTATGCTGTATTTTTACAATCTTTTATTTTACATTTCTTATATTTTTTATCAATCATACCTTCTTTTTTATGTTTAGAACAATAAATAGGTGTATTTTCATCTTCATAATTAAAAGAAGGTAATAAATCACACTCTTTACATTTTTTTTTAAAACATTAATCATACCTTCAGCATGTACTGAACATCTTAATGGTTTATTATTTTCAATACCAAAACTAGCTTGTGTTGGACATAATTCACATAATATTGATTTTATATTTATCATACCTTCTTTAGCATGATCTGAACAATATATACCTTTTACTTTTACATTTTTTTCTGGATAATTAAAATATGGATTTTTATTACAGTCCTTTTCTAAACATTTTTTATGTTTAACATCAACCATATCAGAAAATAATAAACTGCATTTTTTACAATACATTGGTGGCATTCCTTCAACATTAAATGATGCTGAACTCTTAATATTATTTTTTTCACAATTAATACAATACTTCATGTTATTTATTTAATAATATGAATTTTATCTTTATATTTAATTTATTAATCAATTTTTTAAATTCCTAATTCACATTTTAGATATTTTTTTATACATTCTTCTAAAATAATTTCCTTTTGAATTTTTTTATTATTTTTTATAAATTCATATTTATTTTCTGAAATTTTTCGTATTACCCATCCATCATCTAAAGCATTAAATATAAAAACCATTTTTTGAATATCTTTATAATCTATTAATCTTTCATGATTATTTTCCATAATTTTATATAAAAATTATTTATAAATTTTATATTTTAAATATACGTATTTATTATAATAATTTCTAATATTTTATACAAATATTTTTACGCATCTTTTACCTATTTAAGATTATATTTATTATATTCATTATATGACATCAAAGTTAAAAACCATTTCAAAAAATGTAAACAAACAAATTTTGTTAAATGAAAAAAATATAACTATTGATGCAAAACATAATGAAATGATAAATCATTTTATAAATCTTCAAGAATCAGTTCCTTTATTAAAAGATGAACTAAAAAAATTAATTTCAGAATATAATAATAAAGATATAACAAGAAAAAATGATCTTGACTATATTGTTTACAGAGATAATCTAAGAGATAAAATCAATAACTTAAAATCTAAAATTAATAATATTATTAATAATGAAGATATTAATAACTATTATTTAAATGTTGGTACTCTTTTACATAGTTATTATGAAAATATCGAAAATTCTAAAAATGATGAACAAAATAATAATTTAAATGATTTTGAAAATAATTTTTTATATAATGATGAAGATGATATTATTGAAAAAAAAGATAATTATAATAGTGTTATTCATTTTTTTAATAATAGAACATTAGAAAAAAATCATAATAATAATGAAAATGTTTTAACTACATTAAAAATGAGCGATTTTATTAAACATGAAGAAAAATTTAAAAAAAAAAATATTCTTGATGAATATTTACAAAAAATTGACCCTAACCATATTTCTAAAATTAAAATTGATCTTTCTATTTGTAAATGTCCTCAATGTGATATTGAAATGATTTTATATCCATCCGATGGTATACAAATATGTGGAACTTGCGGATTTCAGCAAAATGTTCTTATCGAAAGTGACAAACCATCATTCAAAGATCCACCATTAGAAATTTGTTATTTCTCTTACAAGCGCATCAATCATTTTAATGAGTGTTTACGACAAAAAATATTTAAACGAATAGGTAATATTTATAAATTTTTAATAAATTATATTTTATTTTAAAAAATTAAAAAAAATTGATAAATATTTTGATAAGTTATTTTAATTAATTAAAATTATTTTATAAATAAATTATGCAAACAGAATCAGAAATTAAAGAAACAAATGATACATCTATTAAAGATGATCTTCATAATGGTGAAATATATTTAATTAAAAATAAAATTAATAATAAATGTTATATTGGACAAGCAATGTGTTTTACGGGTAGTAATAATTCAAAATGGGGAACTATAGGAAGATGGAAATCACATATTAGAGAAGCTTTAAATTTGTCAAATGATCATTGTATTGCATTAAATAATGCAATCCGAAAATATGGACATGATAATTTTGAAGTTACTACTTTAGTAAAATGTCATAAAGATAAATTAGATGAATATGAAATAAAATATATAACAGAATATAATTCTATTCAACCAAATGGATATAATATAAAATTTGGTGGTTATAGTTCAAAAAATAATGAATCTAGTATTGAAAAAATGAAAACCTCACATACTGGTCTTTTACATTCTGAAAAAACAAAAATTAATATTTCAAAAGGTCAAATTGGAAATAGAAGAGAAAAATCATATAATAGAAAAAATCCAGAAGATATAGATTTACCTAAATATATTCAAGCACGTCGTTATGAAGGTAATATTATTGCATATATTGTTGGAGATATTCCAATTGGAATAGAAGAAAAAGAATATACATCTAAAATTACTTTTTCAGTAACTAAATATGGTTCTAAAGAAAACGCTTTAAAAAATGCAATAGATTATCTTAATGAAACTCTTGAAAAATATAAATATATTGAAGAAGAAATAAAGAATATGAAGGATATTAAAAATATTGAAAAAGTTAAAATTCTAAAAGAAGATAAACTTAAAGAAAAATTACCCGAATATATTTATCCTATATTAGAAGATAATAAAATTGCAGGTTATTATGTTGATGGAATAATAAATATTCAAAAAAATGAACCTTTTCCAAAAAGAGTTTTTAATGAAAAAACAAATCGATGGAATTTAGATAGTTCAATTAAATATGTTGAAATTTTAAAATATATTAATGAACATAAAGTAGATATGAGTAACTTTTATATAGATGAAATTGATATAAATGACATTTCTGAATCTTTCTACGAAAAATATTATTTACCTAAATATTTTAATATTTTTAGAAAAAAAGGTAAATTTATAGGTTTTTGTATTAATGGATTTCCTTCTGATAAACACGTTGGAGGTAAATATAAAAAAGAGTTTCGTTTAAAAACAATAAAAGGTATTCGAACAATTGATGAAGCATATGAAGCTGGAATAAAAGAACTAGATGACCTGAAAAAAAGTTTACTATAAATATTTTAAGTATTAAATTATTATTACAAAAATATAAAAAATAATAAATAAAAAACTTATCAAAATAATTATCAAAAAAAAAAATATTTTATAAATATAAAAATTTAAATAAAATTGTCTTTATATTGCTCATAAAAGTAATCTGCCAATTAATGAATGGATAAACAGTATTACTAGTCTTCTTTAAGAAGGCGACACATCCAAATTGCGGGGACGTCCTTAGAGCTTTTTCTACTAAATATTTGATGAAAATCAAATTATTAAATCGGGGTAATGACCTAGACGATAGTAATAACGAAAAAGATTGGATAATCCGCATCCAAGCTCCTAAATGCGTTTTGATTAGCACATGGAGAAGGTTCAGAGACTAGATGGTTGTGGGTCTGAGATATTTAAATCAATTATCAATGATGGCTTAAGGTATAGTCCAACTTTATATGAAAATATAAAGAGTGCTTTTGGGTTAGCACAATTTCAAGCAAAGGAAACTACTGAAATTCCTGACGAAGTATATGAAAAATTATTATTAGAAATAAAAAAAGAACGTATTGTTGATCTTCATAAATTAGATACTAAAAAAATACGTCAATATCTTAAAAAAATTAAATTAAATAAATATTATGACCATGCCGCACATATTCTTTATCAAATTAATGGTATTCAACCTCCATGTATGTCTAAAGAATTAGAAGAAAAACTACGTCTTATGTTTAAAGAAATTCAAGCACCTTTTATGGAAGTTTGTCCTAAATCTCGTAAAAATTTCCTTAATTATTCCTATGTTTTACATAAATTTGTTGAATTACTCTCATTAGATGAATACAAAGTTTATTTTCCATTATTAAAAGATAGAGAAAAATTACATCAAACTGATATGATTTGGAAAAAAATATGTGAAAAATTAGGTTGGCATTTTATTAAATCAATTTAATTTATTAATAAAAAAATGAAAAAAATTATATATAAAAAAATATTTTATATATAATTTTAGATAAAAATGTTATTCTTTTTATTTTATTTAATTCATTCATGTTATTCTTATACAATTTATACAGATCAATTTCATCAATTTATTCAATCACCTATTAAACCACCTCCTATTATTTTAGAATCAAACAATATATATGTTAAAAAAAAATTTATTAATATATTGTCTAATCATTTAAATATAGAAAAAATTGATATTTCTTTTAACGATTTTATATTAAATAAATTACATTTAAATAATGATAATAAATTAATTTATGTTTATGATTTTTTATTAAAAAATGGACGTATATTAAATTATTATGAATTTGTTTTTTTAAAATATTTAAAAAAAACAAATAATTTAATTATTTTTAATTCTGATAATATGAATGAAATAAAATTTAAAGATTATGATATTATTGATTTATATCCTATTTATTCTATTAGTTCTATTAAAAAAGAATTTATTAGATATATTGAATATATTATTGAAAAATATAATTATCATAAAGATATTAAATCAATTAATTGGTTTAAATATGATATTGATAAATTAAATTTCGAAAAAATAAACATTTTATTATATGAATTAAATAATTTAATTAATTTTCCGAATGAATTAACTAATATTGAATATGATATTAATGAACTAATAAAATCATTAAAACGATTGTAAAGTGTATTTATTATAAAAAATAATAATCTAAAATTTATCTTATCATTTATTTTATATATTTGTTGGATAATATGTCATATATGGATATGGAAAACTACTATAAAATTTATATGGATACATATATGGTCTTCTATAAATTGGATATTTATAAAATGTTAATGGATCTGCTCCACTATCCATATAATTAAATGGACCATACGAATAAATTTCAAAATTTTCTTTACATTCATTATTTTTATTTAAAATAAATAATAATAATATATTTATAAATAATAAAATTAATATTATAATTATTAAATATTTATCCATTCTTATAAAATATAATTATATATTTTTTTTATTTTAATTAATATTTATATTTTTGCAATACCAAATAATATAATAACTGATAAAATAATTGTTATTAATGCTATTAATGCTGTAATTATTAAACCTTTTATATTAGATACATTTCCTGTTGTAAAAAAGTTTATTATAAATGTTAAATAACCATTTGATACATATTTATTTTGTGATAAATTTGAATTATTATAATTATTTGGTATAACAGATTTTGAAAAATCATTATTAAAACCAAATAAACCTAATAATATTTTTAATTCATCAATACCTAATAAACCCCATGATGGACTATAATTTTTAAAATTATCAATATTATTTAATAAATCTTCTGAAAAACTTGATTTTAAATTTGTTGAATTTTCTGCTAATATAAATATTACACACATTAATGCATATCTTATGAATCTAAATACAATTAATATTATTGGATATAAATGAAAATAATTCATTGCTATTATAAAATTTAATACCCATAATGATGGTATTGATAATATTGCAGATGATGCTAATATTCCATTTAATAATGGTAATTCTCTTAAAAATTTACTTGATACAAATAATATTGTTAATACTATTATACCTATTAATGTATAAAAAAATATTTTTCTTAATTTTATATCATCATCTTTATTTGTACTTATATTTGATAGAGTTTCTTGTTGATCTATAAATAATCTCAATTCTCTTCCTTTAGAAGAACCTATTTCATTTTTATTTGCTGTATTAAAAAATGGTACATAAGCATATAAAGCATATATAAAACATGCTATTACAAATAATATAGATCCAACTATTAAACTATATAAAAATCCATTCATGTTTTTCTTTTTAATTGTAAATAATGCTGCAACAAAAGCATATAATAATAATATAAATAATACTAAAGTTAATATATCAAAATTCTTTTTTGCTTCATCTATTTTTTTATTTTTTATACCATATGCATGATTTGTTATTTCTGGTTTGTTTAAATCATCTAAATTTTTACATACTTCTCTTACATATATACTTGATAATATAAATACTGGTGCTGCCAATCCTAATAATAACCCTATCCAATATATAAATCCTGAATTTGAATTTCTTTCTATTAAACCAAATATATTACCTGCAACATCAATTGATCCAAAAAAACCACTTACAAATAAATACATTGATATTATAAAAATTATGATTAATATATATTTATAAGTTTCTAACCTTTTAAATGTTTTTTTTATACTTGATGGTCCAGATATTCCACCAAAATCTGATAAATTATATACTCTATTTCTTTCTTTTTGTAATTGACATACTAAATATTGTATTTGAGTTTTAGCATTATCATTTATATCTGTTTTTTTACTTAATTTATCCATCAATACACCTTTTTTTGCTAAATAAAATGGATAATCCAAAGGTTTAGTATTTGGTGGTATTGGTACGTCATTAACTTCTTGTTCATTAAATATTCCATTTATATTCCAATTTTCTTTAGTACAATCTTTTGTTAAACTATCACTTAATATTTTATATGAATTATTACTATATGTTTTTTCTTCATCATTTGAATTTATATTATAATAACCAATATTTGGCAATTTTGGCATATTTTTTATATCAATTGATTTACTAGCCATATTAATATAATATAATAAATTTATTTTTATAAAAATTTTTTTAATTTATATTTATTTATAAATATATATCAATATTGTTAATATTATATATAATAATATAAATATTATATTAAAATATACAAACCAACTATTACTTTTTTTATAAAATTTTATTATTATATTACCATAAATATTTATTACACCTTTTAACATTTCAAAAATCTAATTTTTATAAAAATATATCTAAAGACAATGTTTGAAATAATATAAGCTTTATTGAAAAAAATTTTCTTTAAAATATTTTTTTTATTTTTTTATTTTTTTATTTTTTTTATAATAAATTAAAAAAAATTGATTATATTTTAAATTTAAAAATATAAAAGATATTGAATATATAATATAAAAATTTTTATATGAATGAAATAAATATAAATACTGATTTCAATAAATTTGTTATAAAAGATTTAAAAGAATTATGTAAAAAATATAAAATTATAGGTTATACTAATAAAAAAAAAGATGATTTAATAAAAATATTAAATGAATTATTAAAAAATAATATCGAAGAAAAAAAAGTATTTGAAAATAATGATTTAGAAAAATATGAAATTGAAAAAGAATTATTAATAAAATTAAATACTTTAAATATTTCAAATGAAAATAATTTTATAAATTTTATTGATTTATTTGCCGGAACTGGTGGATTTTCAGTTTCATTTGAAAAATACAATAAATTTAAATGTGTTTTTGCAAATGATATGATTAAAGAATCAGAATATATATATAAATTAAATCATCCAAATACACCTTTTTTACTAAAAGATTTACACAAAGTTAAATTAGAAGAAATACCTTACCATCAAATTTTATGTGGAGGTTTTCCTTGTTTTGTAGCAGGAACTCAAACTTTAACTAATAATGGTTATAAAAATATTGAAGACGTTGAAATTAATGATAAGTTGCTTACTCATAATAGAAAATTTCAAAATATTCTAAATTTACAAAGAAAAATATATACTGGAAATTTATTTGATATTAAAATTAAATACCACCCAGAATTAATAACAACTACAGAAGAACATCCATTTTATATCCGTGAAAAAAAAGGTAATAATACTTTTGGAAATTCAATATGGAAAAAAGCAAATGAACTAACTATGAATGACTACTTTGGAATGGTTATTAATAATAATGAAATTATACCAGAATTTACTTTTGAAAAATCAATCAATCAATATAAAACCCAAAAAATATATATTAAGTTGGATAAATTAGATTATTGGTTTTTAATGGGATATTTAGTTAGAAATGGTTGGATTGAAAAAAGAACTAAAGAAAATAAACAATTTATGTATAAAATAAGATTTACTATTAATTCTAGAAACGAAGATAATATTTTTGAAAGAATAAATAAAGTTATTAATATAACATATAATAAATATGATACTTGTGATAAATTTAAAAAATTTGAGTGTTCTAATATTATTTGGTATAATATTTTAAAACAATTTGGAAAATATTCAAATAAAAAATTAATACCTGAATGGGTTCAAGATTCTCCAAAAGAATTCATTCAAGAATTTATTAACGGATATATGAAAGAAAATGATTGTATTAACAATAAAAATATTATACAAATTACAACACTATCATTAAATTTAGCATATGGGCTACAAAGATTATATTTAAAATTAGGACATATATTTTCAATAAATAAATGTATTCGTCCTAAAACTAATTTTATTGAAGCTAGAACTGTAAATCAAAGAAATACATATTGTATAAGAGGAATTTTAAAAAGAAAACGAAAAACATCTTCGTTTATTGAAGATAATTATGTTTGGTTTGCTCCATTAAAAATTACAAAAAGAAAGACTACTGAA